AAGCCGCCGCTGGTTGTTGTATCGGGGGAAGCAGCGACTTTTACGTGACGGCATCCTGTGCGTGCCCTGCGAGGAGTTCCTGCTTCAACTGAAACCGGGCGAGTTTCCATCCTGATCGTCCTCACATCACTCATCCATTGACCGGGTGCGCGACAAGCCCCGCCGTTCAGGGCGGGGAAGGATAGCGCGGACGGCGTAGCCGTCCTTGCCTTTCGGTTTCAGTGTGGTGTCTGTTGCTGTTCGATGTACTGCCGTACGATGGAAATTGGCGCACCACCGCAGGATGAGGCGAAGTAAGACGGCGACCACAGCACGCCTTTCCAATAGCGCTTCTGGATGTCGGGCCGTTCCTTGCGCAGCAGGCGGCTGGAGACTCCCTTGAGGCTGTTCACGAGATTCGAGACGGCGACCTTGGGCGGATATTCCACCAGCAGGTGAACATGGTCGTCCTCGCCGTCCATCTCGATCAGTTGCGCCTCGAAGTCAGCGCAGACCTTGGCGAAGATCACGCGCAGCCGGTTGATGGCGTCGCCATCAAACACGCTGCGGCGATATTTCGCCACAAAGACCAAGTGAACGTGCATCTTAAAAACGCAGTGTCTTCCGTGTCGAATATTCTTGTCATCGCTCATAGACCAAGAGTATGATTGAACCATGCAACGACTTCAAGCCTTCAGGTACGAATTGATGCCCAACGGCCAGCAGGAGCGGCAGATGCGCCGCTTCGCTGGCTCGTGCCGGTTCGTATTCAACAAGGCGCTGGCGTTACAGAAAGAACGCTACGAGCAAGGCGAAAAGAAGCTGGGCTATGCCGGACTGTGCAAGCTACTTACCGAGTGGCGCAATAGCGCGGAAACGGCTTGGCTGGCCGATGCGCCGGTTCATCCGCTGCAACAGACGCTCAAGGATTTGGAGCGGGCTTACACCAACTTCTTCGCCAAACGGGCCGACTTTCCGCGTTTCAAGAAGAAGGGCCGGTCGGACAGCTTCCGCTATCCCGATCCCAAGCAAATCAAGCTCGACCAGGCCAACAACCGTATCTTCCTGCCCAAGCTGGGCTGGCTGCGCTACCGCAACAGCCGGAAAGTGCTGGGCACGGTGAAGAACGTCACCGTCAGCCAGTCCTGCGGCAAGTGGTTTGTGTCGATTCAGACCGAGCGCGAGATTGAGCAGCCCATTCCAACCGGCGGTGCGGTTGGCATCGACATGGGCATCACCCGCTTCGCCACGCTGTCGGACGGCTCGTTCTACGCCCCCCTCAACAGCTTCAAGCGGCACGAAGCATCCCTGCGCAAAGCACAGCAGGCTTTGAGCCGCAAGGTGAAGTTCAGCAACAACTGGAAGAAGGCGAAAGCCCGTATCCAGCGCATCCATTCCCGGATCGGCAACGCCCGCCGCGACTTCCTGCACAAGACCTCGACCACGATCAGCCAAAACCACGCGATGGTGTGTATCGAGGACTTGCAGGTGCGCAACATGTCCAAGTCGGCGGCAGGCACGGCAGATGCGCCGGGAAGAAACGTTCGGGCCAAGTCCGGCCTGAATAAATCCATCCTCGACCAGGGTTGGTTCGAGTTCCGTCGCCAACTGGATTACAAGCTGGCATGGAACGGCGGCCATCTCATCGCCGTGCCGCCGCAGAACACGAGCCGCACCTGCCCGTGCTGCGGCCATATCTCGGCGGACAACCGCCAGACGCAAGCCAGGTTCGAATGCGTGGAATGTGGGTTCGAGGACAACGCCGATGTGGTCGGCGCGATCAATGTGCTAAGGGCGGGACACGCCCGGTTAGCCTGTGAAGTGAACGGTGCGGTAATGCCGTCAGCAGCAGGAACCCACCGAAGCGACTCAGGGGCGGCTCAATGCCGCGCCTGAGCGCCGTAGGAATCTCCGGCCTTCAGGCCGGGGAGGATGTCAATGCCGTTGAACCTCGTATCAACGAGGCGCTGAAGAATCGTTCTTCTATCCATGTCCAATGTTAAGCGACGCTAGACATAGCGCGGCTATTGACAGTGGTATTTAGCTCGGCTATCTTTTGTCCATCACTTTTATGGCTACCGATGATGGATCTCGACACCTATCTCTCCACGATCGAAACGGCGGTCAGCCTCGCGTCCAGGTTAGGCGTGACACCTGGATTCGTCAGTCAGTGGCGCACCGGCGTGCGGCCGGTGCCTATCACGCACTGCGTCGCTATTGAAAAAGCCACTCAAGGGATGGTCACACGCAAGGACCTGAGGCCAGATGACTGGCACCTGATCTGGCCGGAACTCAGCGATCTACCTCCCCCTCCCCGAGACGCCAGTGCCTACATGGAGTGATTTTCGCCATGCCAGCCAGTGTCGTTTTTTTCGCCCATGGAGGACAGGCAAATGCGGTCAAAACATTTGAGCCACGTTGAGCACCATGAGCTTCCACTAGCCCGGAAGGCGGATCGCGTGGATTTGCCGCTCGATCTGGTGGTCAAGCAGCCCAACCTTTCGGCGGCCATTGCACTCTGTGTCCAGGTATCCGGCCTCGAGGAAAAAGAGGTCTATCTGTCGCTCGAAATCGACGCCGGCCACTGGACGCGGATCATGAAGGGCGACGCGCATTTCCCGGTGAACAAGTTGAACACGCTCATGGATTTGTGCGGCAACGAGGCTCCGCTGATGTGGCTGGCGCACTCGCGCGGCTACGGGCTGGTGGTGCTCAAGAGCGAGGCAGAGCGCCGGGCAGAGATGGCCGAGCGCGCCCTGCAGGCGGAGCGCGAGAAGGTGCGCTTCCTCACCGAGCTGCTGCAAGGGAGGGCGGTGGAATGAGCCAGGCTGACGCTTTGCCACCCGATCCTCCGATTCCGCCCGAGACAGACGTGCGCGACCTGGACGGATTCATGCTCGACGTCGAGCGGCTCATGGCGTCTGAACTGGTCGCGCTGTCGTCGCACGAGGTCATTGCGGCCGCGCTGTTCCTCTGGTGCCGTGCATGGAAACAAACTCCTGCCGCCAGCCTCCCGGACGATGACCGCGTGATAGCCGCGTTTGCGCGTCTGCCGCTGGCGAAGTTCAGGAAACTGCGCGATCAGGTGATGCGCGGGTTTGTGAAGTGCAGCGACGGGCGCTGGTATCACCGTGTACTGGCCGCTGAGGCATCTCGCGCATACGAGCGGAAACAGGCGTTTCGTCGCAAGCGCGAGAGCGATGCAGAACGTTTGAAGCGGTGGCGTGAAACGCGTTCTGAAACGGCCAGTGAAACGCGTTTCAGAACTGAACGTGAAACGCGTTTCGTACGGGAAGGACAGGGACAGGGACAGGGACAGGGACAGGGACAGGGACAGGGACAGGGACAAGAAAAACAATCTCAAGTGGAAACTTGGTTTGGTGCGCAATCGGCCGCGCCGCAGTCGCAGACATTGCCGCCGGACAAGCCGGCGGCCGCCACCAGGGGGTCACGCCTGCCAGACGACTGGCGGCTTCCGAAGGCCTGGGGCGAGTGGGCGTTGGCCGAACGTCCAGACCTAACCGAGCAGGACGTCCGACGCGAGGCCGAGCAGTTCGCCGACTACTGGCGGGCCAAAGCCGGGGCCGGCGCGCGCAAGGCGGACTGGGAGGCTACGTGGCGCAACTGGGTCAGGCGCTGCTCGCCTGCCAGCGCGGACGGCAGGCGTGTGAACGGGCGGCAGCCGCGTGCCACGCCAGATGCAGGGTTGAGCCTCGCGGAGCATAACCGGCGGGCGTTCGCGGAGGCGAGGAAGCTGATCTTTGGCGACGCGGAGGGACACACAGATGCGGGAGAGTGACTACGCGGATTTTGCGGCGATGATCGAGGCGGTGGCGGAGTACTGCGGCCGAACGCTCTCGCCGGGTGTGATCGCGATCTACTGGCAAGGACTGCGCGATCTCGATCTGGCCGCGCTGCGGCACGCGCTCAATGCACATGTCCAGAACCCGGACACCGGGCAGTACATGCCCAAGATCGCCGACATCCGCCGGATGATCGGCGGCACGACACAGGACGCCGCGCTGAGGGCGTGGGCCATGGTGGACCGCGCCGTGCGACAGGTCGGCTGCTACGCCGACGTGGTGTTCGATGATCCGTTGATCCACCGCGTGCTGCACGACATGGGCGGCTGGATCAGCCTGGGCGGCAAACGCGAGGACGAGTGGCCGTTCGTCGCGCGCGAGTTCGAGAACCGCTACCGCGGCTACCGCATGCGCAACGAGCGGCCGCCGTATCCGGCGGTGCTGGTCGGGCTGGCGAACGCGCAGAACCGCCGGCTCGGATTCGGTGACGATCCGCCCCGGCTGATTGGCGATCACGGCCGATGCATGGCCGTGCTGGAGGGTGGCGCCGACACGCCGCTGATCGGATTCCCCAGGCAGCTCGTGGCGCAGGTGCAGCGCGATGTGGGCGCGGCGTGAATGAGCGTCCGGTGCGTGGAATGCTCGAACTTCGCCCTGCGCGGCTCGAAGCTGGCGTGCAACGGATTCGGCCACTGCGCCCTGAAACGCGCGTCGGAGTTCGTCAGCGGCGTCCGTAGCCGGGAGTGCGGGAACTTCCGCCAGGCGGACGGGAACGCTGTGGCGGCGAGGATGGATTGGCTCGATCAGAGGAGGAAGGGAAATGCGAATCGCACAGAGTGACACAGCGCGTGATGCGTACCGGACGCTGCGGCAGGAGCGCAGGCTGCAGCCGATGCAGGAGCGCATCCTGGCGTGTTTCGCGGGGGATTGTGGGCGAGGCTACACCCGCAAACAGCTGCGCGACATGACTGGGCTGGAGCTGTCCAGCGTTTGTGGTCGCGTCAACAGCCTGATCGCGGCCGGTCTGCTGGAGGTGATCGGCGAGGTCCGGGACCCGGCGACCGGGAAAATGCAGGAACTGGTGGGGCTGCCGCGTTTCCGTCAGCGGAGCCTGTTCGGGTGAGGAGCGTGGTGTTCAGGGTGCCGGGGACGCCAGTCGGCAAAGGTCGGCCACGATTTGCCAGGCGCGGGAATTCCGTGGCGACCTACACCCCGGAGAAGACAGCTGCATACGAGAACCTGGTCAGGCTCCACGCCAGCATCGCCATGAATGGGTCTAAAACGCTCCAGGATGCGCTGTGCTGCGTTATCTCGGTCGAGGTTGTACCTACCCATAGCTGGAGCAAAAAGAAGCGCCTGGCTGCCCTTTGCGGCGAAATTAGCCCTATCGGCAAGCCGGACGCGGATAACGTTGCCAAGGCCATCCTGGACGCGATGACCGGCATCGTGTACGACGACGACCGGCAGGTCTGCGATCTGCGGGTGACTAAACGCTACGGGGAGACCGCGCAGGCGGTGGTGAAAATCGAGACGATGGGGAGCGTATGAGGGAGGATGGACCGCTGTTCGAAAGCGCGCATGCCGCATTGGTGTTCGCGTTCAATTTTTCCGCCGGCCCGGAACGGTCGCTGATGAACAAACTGGCCGCGCCGGCCAAGTCGAAGGGGCGCGGTTTGGCCGGTCTCGATGGCGCTGCGCAGGCCGGGATGGTCAGGGCAGAGGTGGCCGCGCTGGGTCGGGTGTCCGAGGCGATTTTGGTAGCGCGATTCGCGCCGCGCTCGGTGCCGTGCCATTGCCGCGCTGCGTGCTGCATGGGACGCCGGCCAAACCGGGAATGGGTGGATGCGATCAGCTACCTGGCCGATCACGTGCGCACGACTGCGCTGGCCGGATGCACGGCAAACGGTATCCTGCGCCGCGAGTACGTTGTGCGGTATTTCACGGCGCGCGATGCACGTGTCAGCATCGACGAGTTGGCAGAGCGACATGACGTGGCCCGCAACACCGTCAGCGCGCACGTTGGGAAGGTGGCGGCGCTGCTCGGCGGTTCGCGTGGCCGCGATGCGCCAGGCTTGGAGACAGTGGCAATGGACGCCATCGAGACCAAGCTGCGCGAGGTCGGAATGGTCGGGGTAGCAGAAAATGCTTGACATTGGGCAAAAAATGCCCAAAATAGGCTCAGATTTGTTAATCCAAGAAGTTCGCCCAAGGCCCGGCCCGTGAAAACGGACGGGCTTTTTTGTTTACCCTGCTCCTCCTGAGCGCGCTTGAGCCCGCACCCGGATTTTTACCGGGGCGGGCTATTTTTTTGGGGGGGGATCAATCCTCGACGTTGGTCGGCCCGTCCGGGCACTGCGCACGCCACCATTGCTCGATGGACTCGACCAGGGCGATCTGCTCGGGATAGCTCAGGGACGCGAGCTTCTGCGCGACCGACTCGCCGTCGATGCCCCATTTTTCGGACAGGCTATCGAGCGCGGCGTCGCGGAAATTCGCCAGGATCGCGCCGTCGATCAGGACCGCCGGCTCGAACACCATGCCGTTGCAGCCGTTGCAGCAGTCGCGGAGCGCATTCATCTCGGACTCGCTGAACCGCTGCTCGATGCGGGCGCGGCGCAGGATCTCCAGATACCGGTCGGCGATGGTAGTCAACCGACCGGAGACGCTGGGCGGGTTGGTTCCGATGGCCGCGTTGAAGCGTTGGCTGCGGAAGATGGTCGTGCGTGTCATGCATACTCTCCGGTCTCAACGTCGAACCACACCTCGCCGCCCAGCAGGGCCTCGTGGGAGTAAACGCTGGCACGCGCCCAGCGGTCGCCGCCGCGGCGTTCGCGCGCAAGACGGAGCTTGATTGCGCGCACCGTCCGCTTGCCGGTGTATTCCTCGATCGATCCAACCTCGCCTTCGCCAGCGATGATGTAGATCGGATGTTTAGTGTTAGTGATAAGGTCTTGAACGTGTTTCATTTTTTTGTCCACCTTCAAACTCGGTCGCACAGCTCGCCGCCGGCCGATGCGCGCAGGATTGCGTTGTGCTCGCGGAAATATTGATCCAGAGCAAGCTCGCCGGATGTAGGCTGCGGGGCAGGCTTGGTAACGGTATGGTTTTGATACGCGACGATCTGACCGCGTCCGGCGTCCGCCATCGCTTTGTTGACAATTGACAAAACCCGCTCTGTCATCTCTTTTACCTTGCCTTTGGTTGCGTCGGTGTAATTGATGGTCTCGATGGCGCCGTCAGGGCGGCGCACAGTCACGATGCAGTGGCTCGGGATGGTTACTGTGTCGATCATCTCAATCTCCTAGTCTCAGTTTCCGGGGTCCGTCCCCGGTGCCGTGCTGCTGTGTATGTTTGCAGTATGATATAGGTGTGATACGTTGTCAAGTGGTTCGGCCATGAAAAGTTTTTATCGGAACCATAAGCCGGTTTGATAGGTGGGGACGGACCGAGAATCATGCGCAAATCAAAATACACGCCGCAGGTAGCCGAGGAGATTTGCCGCCGCCTCGCTGAAGGCGAGCCGCTGCGCGCGATTTGCCGCGATCCGCACATGCCGGCGTGGCGCACGGTGTATGACTGGATCGAGGCGAATAGCGAGTTTGCCGCACATATCGCGCGTGCAAGACAGCTCGGGTTTGACGCCATCGCTGAGGAAGCGCTCGAGATCGCAAACACGCCCGTGATGGGCGAGGAGATCGAGGACGATGGCGATAAGGTCAAGGTCAGGCGATCCGACATGCTCGGACATCGCAAGTTGCAGATCTGGACGCGCTTGCAGCTGCTTGCCAAATGGTGCCCGCAGCGATATGGCGACCGCAGTCAGCTTGATCTGACGAGCCAGGACGGCAGTATGACCCCGCGCAGCAATGTCCAGATCATCATCGAGGGCGAGGGTGAATGAGCGCTTCGTCGTAAAAATCCCGCGCAAATTGGTTCCGGTTTTTGGCGGAAAGGCCCGGTATCGCGGCGCATACGGCGGGCGCGGCAGCGGGAAAAGCTACACGTTCGCGTTGATGCTCGCGTTGCGCGGGGCACAGCAGCCGCTGCGCATCCTGTGCGCGCGTGAGTACCAAAACTCGATCCGCGATAGCTCCCAGGCGGAGATCGCCCGCGCAATCGAGAGCGTGCCGTTTCTGGCGGCGCACTACGACGTCGGGGACTCCTACATCCGGGGGCGCAACGGGACGGAGTTTGTGTTCCGGGGCCTGCGCCACAACTACCAGTCCATCAAGTCGATGGCTGGGATCGGTATCTGCTGGGTCGAGGAGGCCGAAACCGTCAGCGAGGAATCATGGCGGGTGCTGATCCCGACCATCCGCGCGCCGGGTTCGGAAATTTGGCTGACTTGGAACCCTGAGCGCGAGGATTCGCCCACGCGCCAGCGGTTTATAGTCAACCAGCCAGCGGGCGCGAAGATCGCGCAGGTCAACTGGCGGGACAACCCCTGGTTCCCGACTGAGCTAGAGCAGGAGCGCCAGGACGATCTGCGCTACCGCCCGGACCAGTATGACCACGTTTGGGAAGGCGCGTGCCTCACCCGCTCGGATGCGCTGGTGCTGCGTGGCCGGCATGCGGTCGAGGCGTTCGAGCCGCAGCAGGGCTGGGATGGCCCGTACTACGGCATCGACTGGGGATTCTCGGTCGATCCATCGGTGATGGTGCGCTGCTGGATACATGGCCGCGTGCTCTACGTCGAGCACGAGGCATACGGCCACGGTGTGGAGATCGATAACCTGCCGCAGCTGTTTGCCGTGATCCCAGGCGCGCGCGAGCATGTGAGCTACGCCGACAGTGCGCGGCCTGAGACGATCAGCTACATGGTGCGCAACGGCTACCGCTACATGCGACCAGCCGACAAATGGCCGGGCAGCGTCGAGGACGGCATCGAGCATCTGCGCAGCTACGAGCGCATCGTCATCCATCCGCGCTGCGAGCATGCGGCGCGCGAGGCGCGGCTGTGGAGCTATAAGATCGACCGGCTAACGGGCGACGTTAAGCCCGACCTGATGCCGGGGAACGACCACTGTTGGGACGCGGTGCGCTATGCACTCGGCCCGATCATTCGCAGGCAGACGCCGACGCAGGCCGTCACGCTGCCGTATATGTCGAGGTAACAGTCCGCATGTGGAAGACGCTCAAGACGGGATTCGGCAGCGACCGCGATATGCCGCCCCGCGTGGCGCGCATCCAGGCGTTGCAGCGTGTGCTCGCGGGCACGATCTACGAAAACCTGCGCTATGCGTTTCATGAAGAGACCAACGGCGCGGGCGAGTACGTCAGGCTGCGCGATCGCCGGCCGTCTGTGCGCTACAACCTGTGCAAACTGGTGGTGCAGCAGTCCACGGCGATGTTGTTCAGCGAGGGCCATTTCCCGGAGGTGACCCACGATGACAAGACCACGCGCAACGCGCTGAATGACGTGATCCGCGACGTACGGCTCAACGAGGTCATGATCGACGCGGCCGAGAAAGGCTCTGTCGGCTCGGTCTGCCTGTGGCTGCGCATCCTGGGGGGGCGCATCTACGTCTCGGCGCTCACGACGGAGTACCTGACCCCGACGTGGAATCCGCAGCGGCCGGATGATCTGCTGATGGTGCGCGAGCAGTACAAGCTGCGCGGGCGCGCGCTCCGCGACATGGGCTACGCGATCAAGGACACCGATCTCGACGCGATGCATTGGTGGACGCGGGATTGGACAGCCGAGGCCGAGGTCTGGTATCTGCCCGTCAAGGCGGACAAGGACAAGCCAGCCGCACAGGACACGCTCGCAGAGGACAGCCAGCGGAGCATCCAGCACGGGCTGGGGTTCGTGCCGATGGTGTGGATTCGCAACCTGCCGGTCGGGGACGACATCGACGGTGCGCCGACATTTTCCGATGAGGCCATCGAGACCAACATCGAGATCGAGTACATGCTGAGCCAGGCGGGGCGCGGCCTGAAATACGCCAGCGACCCGCTGCTGATGATCAAAGAGCCGGCGGTCGATCCAGGGCGCGAAATGGTGCGCAGCGCCAGCAACGCGATCATCGTGGGCAAGGACGGCGACGCCAAGCTGGTCGAAATCGACGGCGCGGCCACGGCTGCGGTGCTGGAGTATGTGCGCACCCTGCGCGAGTTCGTGCTGGAGCAGCTTAACGGAAACCGGGCGAATGCCGACAAACTGTCGGCGGCGCAATCCGGCCGCGCGATGGAGCTGCTCAACCAGGCGCTGATCTGGCTGGCGGACAAGCTGCGGATCAGCTATGGCGAATATGGGCTGAAAAAGCTGTTGCAAATGATCGTCCGCGCCAGCGCCAGGATGGCATTGGTTGATTCCGAGGGCGACCCCATCCCGAAGATGGCAGCAGGCCGCATCGCGCTGAAATGGCCGCCATGGTATGCGCCCACGAGCCAGGATCGCGGCAGTGACGCGGCCACCCTGCGCACGCTGACCGACGCCGGGCTGATGAGCACGGAAACCGCCGTCGGCACGCTGGCCCCAGTCTACGACGTGGAGGATGTGCCGTCGGAGCTGGCGAGGATCGCCGCAGAGAAGGCGGAGCGCAACGAGCAGGCGCAGAAGCAAGTCAAGATCGTGGAGTGACGGCCCATAGCCGTTCAGCGGCCCGCCTGATGCGGGCCTTTTTTGTTTGGAGGCCCCGATGGCTGACGAAAACAGCAACGACGAAGTTAGAAAACCCGAGACCAAAAGCAACACCACCGAGCCGGAGGTGTTTTCGAAAGAGTACGTGCGAGAGCTGCGCCACGAAAACGCAGGCTACCGCCTGAAAGCGCAGGAGGCCGCCGAGGCGGCCAAGAAAGCGCAAGAGGAAGCCATCGCCAAGGCTCAGGAAGCCGAGCAGCGAGCTGCTGCGCGCATCATCAAGGCGGAGCTCAAAGCCTATGCGATCAAGGCAGGGATTGTTGACCTTGATGCGCTCGCTCTCGCCGATCTCTCCGGCGTCAAGCTCAACGACAACGGCGAGATCGAGGGCGCTGAAGCCGCGCTCGATGCGCTGAAAAAGAGCAAACCCTATCTGTTCGCCCAAACCACGGCCAGCACTCAGCAGCCGCCCAAGGGCGATCAGCAGAAAACCACCGCGCGGGATTTGTCCGATGCCGATTTCCGCGCGGCTATGGGATCGAAATTCGGCATCCGCATTTAATCACAGCAATCACGCCGGCACGCCGGCAGCAGTCCATCGGGATCAGGCATCCATGGGACATCTCCTCTTTTTGACGAAAGGAAATGAAACATGGCACTCAATAATCTCCCCGCATCGCTGCAAAGCGTTATCCAGCAGAACTTCCTGGAGCGCGCGTTCCAGGTTCCGCTGCGCGCCAAGATCGGCTTCCGCGCCATCGCGGAGCAGATGGACTTCCCCGCCGGCATCGGCGAGACCATCATCAAGACGCGCACCGGTCTCTTGCCGGCCGTCACGTCTCCCATGTCGCCCGCAGCCAACAGCGACATCACCAGCGGTCTGACCCCGCAGAACTACGGCGTCGAGCAGTTCACGCTGTCTGTCGCGCAATACGCGGCGAACATGCAGCTCAACCTCGCCACCAGCCGCGTCGCCATCGACAGCCTGTTTCTGCGCAACGCCATGGCGCTGGGCGAACAGGCCGCGCGATCCGTCGACACCCTCGCACAACAGGCGCTGTTCGCGGGCTACATGGGCGGCAATACCTTCGTGCGCACCACGCTGGGCAGTGCCAACCCGACCATCACCGTCGATGACATTCGCGGCTTCCAGTACACTTGGAATTCGTCCGGCCAGTTGGTGTCCGTCTCGGCATCCAACCCGGTCAACGTCGTGGTCGGTTCCAACACCTACTCGCTGACTGGCGTCGCGGCGGATGGCACCAACGTCTCCGTGACTCCGGGCGGCGTCTCTGGCACCCTGACGTTCTCCGGCAGCGTCACCGTTGCCGACGGCACCTCGCACAACGCCGTGGTGTCTGCCGTGGCTCCGTTCGTCGCCCGCCCGATGGACAACTCGACCAACACCACCCCAGCCTCTACCGTGTGGGGCATCACCCCCAGCCTATACAACGGTGGCCGTCTTTCGATGCAGATGCTGCTGCAGGCCAAGGCGGTCATGCGTGCCAACGGTGTGCAGCCGGTCAGCGCGACGGGCATGTACAACCTCTACGCTTCGCCCAAGCAAACCGTGGGCCTGTTCAACGACCCGGACTTCAAGACGCTGTTCCGTGGTCAACCGACGACCCAGGAATACCGTCAGGGCGTGGTGGCCGAGCTGCTGGGTATCCAGCTGATCGAAACCAACCTCAACCCCGCCGCGACCTTCTCGGGTAATACGGTGCAGTACGGCATCCTGTGCGGCGAGGGCACGCTGGTTGAGGGCACGTTTACTCCCGAGGCATACCGTGCCGCACAAGCGGCGGACGACGAAGGCATGATCGCTGTCGTTGACGGGATCGCGCACGTCACCCGCGAGCCGTTGGACGCGCTCAAGCAGGTCGTCACGCAGTCGTGGGCGTACATCGGCGGCTTCGCGGTCCCGTCTGACGTTACGACCAACCCCAACACCATTCCGACGGCCACCAACTCGGCCTACAAGCGGGCTGTGCTGGTCGAGAGCCTGTAAGCATGGCCGCGCCCTCCAAAAAGGGGAAGGACGACGCGGCCCCTGACGTTTCGGGGGTCGTGTTGTCGCAGAACGTGGGCTGGATCGACGCCAATGGTGTGCACCGCTGGCTGGAGGCCGGCACGCGTCTGGACCCGGTGGGAGACGCGGAGCTGATCGCGTTCCTGATGCGCATGGGCGCGCTGGTGGCTGACTGATGGCCTTCACGCCCTACACGTTCACCTCCGCGCAGATGGTGGACATCCGGCGTTTCTGCGGCTATCCGGCGCTTGGGGACGGCAATGTGGTATTCCCCTACCCCTGGATCATGCAGCAGTACCTGGCGCTTGAATACCGCCTGCAGCACATGAGCGCGGACGAGGGCGCGGTTGTGGTCAACACCTATCTGGCGAACCTTTACACGCTGGAAACTGCCATCGTCTCGGCGTCGAGCAACCTGGACACCGCATCGGCAGGGCCGTGGGTGCATAACGCCAACGAGCAGCGCGACCGCGAGCGGTTGTTCACGTCTTGGCGGCGGCGACTGTGCGAGTTCCTGGGTGTGCCTCCCGGCCCGCAGTTTGACGCCGGCGGGGCTGTGCAGATGGTGGTGTAATGGACGCAGCGACACTACAGGCGCGGCTGTATTCGGGTTACGCCAAGGCGGCCCAGCGCATCGGCTACACGACCGCCCTCTACCGCCCCACGAGCTACCGCAACCCGATTGCCGGGGGCAACAAGGTCGCGGATCTGTTCGCCAGTTTCAACGCCGAGGACATGGCCTACCAGCGCCCGAACAAGTACGGCAAATCGACGTGGTTTGCCCTGCTGGACGGCAGCCAGAGCCGGGTCGGCGACTACCTCCAGAACGATCACGACGGCACCTTCTTTATCGCGGCCCAGCAGACGGCGCTGCCAATCCTGGTCGTGAGCTGCAATAGGACGGTCAACGTGCTCCGCCCGCAGCAGCAGGCCGGAGTCGGTGCGCTGGGCTATGGTGGCGATACAGCGTCCACCGAAACGCCGCTGATGGTCGGCTGGCCCGCGTCCGTGCTGCAGGGCACGAAGGGCGATAAGGGCCAGGTTGAACTCCCAGGCGATGCGCGCAACCCCTGGTGGGCCATCCTGCTGCCGTTCTGGGATCGCGCCACTCTGCGCTCGGGGGACATTATCACCGACGATCTGAGCCGGCGCTATGTGGTCTCCAGCGCCGAGTTGACCGATCTCGGCTGGCGGCTGACCGCCATGCAGGCGCAAACGTGATGGCAGACGTCATCGATGTTCAGAACGCGCTGGTCGCGCTGGCAGCGAACGCGCTGTACCCCAACGGCACCGGACAGCCGAGCGCGGCGGCGGGTGTGCCGTGCAAGGTCTATGCGGGATGGCCCACGCAGAGCCAGCTCGATGCTGACCTTGCAGCCGGGATTGCGCATGTGACCGTGTTCCCGCGCCCGGAAGAGCGGAATACAACCCGTATGCCGCTGGACTGGCAGCAGCAGACCGTGAATACGCCCACGCTGACGCTGACCGTCAGCGGCCAGCAGATCACGGTGGGCGGGAGCGTTCCTCCGGCCACCAATCCGCACAATCTGGCGGTGCTGGTGAACGGCAAGACCTACGTCTACGCGGTCCAGTCCGCCGATACGCTGTCCAGCATCGCGGCGGCGCTGGCGGCCCTGATCGGTGCCGAGATACCCGGCACCGGCGCGGCCGGGGCAGCGCTCACCGTGGGGGCTGCGGACCGCATCGGCGCGGTTCGGGTCGGCGTGACGGGGGCCGCAGTCATGGAGATCAGGCGGCAGGAACGCCAGTTTCAGATCACCGTGTGGGCGGATACCCCGGCGCACCGGGATGCCGTCACGCAGCCCGTTGATCGGGCGCTCGCGCTGACCCGGTTCCTGACCATGCCAGACGGTATGGCCGCCCGCATCATCTACGTGGGAAGCCCCATCACCGATGACCTCCAGAAGGCCAGGCTGTACCGGCGCGACATGATTTACAGCGTCGAGTACGCCACCACGCAGACCGAGACCGAAACGCAAATCACCGATCCGCAGCTCGACATCGCCATGCAACCCGATGGCGCGTCGCAGCCCATCCAAACCCTGACCATCAACTTCTAGTGAGGATTGAGCCATGAAAACCGTATTGGTAGTGACCGAGCCGTTCGGCGGCTACGAGCGCGGGGCGATCATCGACGACCCCAAAACCATCGCCAACCTGCTCGATTCCGAGCATGCAGGCCATGTCGTCAAGACACAGATTCCCGATACACCGCCGTTCGAGGCCACCAAGGACTGACGGCGCAAGCCGCCCATTCAACCCATAGAAGCCGCCTTCGGGCGGCTTTTTTATTGCCCGGAGGTTCCCCATGCCAGTCGTTCAACAAGGCTCGATCAACACCACCGCACTGATCGTGCCGGATGTCTACGTCCAGATCGTCCCGCCCCAGGTCACGCTGCTCAATGGCCTGCCCACCAACATCCTTGGCGTCGTTGGCACCGCCACATGGGGGCCGGTCAACGCGCCCACCATCGTCGGCAGCATGGCCGATTACGCCCGCCTGTTCGGCGCGATCCAGGCCCGGAAATACGACATGGGCACGGCAGTCGCGGCCGCCGTGCTGCAAGGCGCGTCGAATTTCCGCTGCGTGCGCGTCACCGACGGCACCGACGTCGCCGCCAGCGCGGTCGTGCAGACCAACTGCCTGACGCTGACCGCAAAGTACACCGGGACGCTGGGCAATGCCCTCTCCGTCAGCATCGGTGCGGGTAGCCAAGCCAGCACCTACCGGGCGACTGTCACAATGCCGGGCGTGGTGCCAGAGGTGTTCGACAACATCGGAGCCGGTCTGTCCGGCAACGCGCTCTGGGTCGCCATTGCGACCGCCATCAACAACGGGCAATCCGGCCTGCGCGGGCCGTCCCAGTTGATCGTCGCAACCGCTGGCGCAGGAACCGCCGCGCCGACGAGCACGAGCTACACCCTGGCAGGTGGCACCGACGGCGCGACGAGCATCACCAGTTCCGTGCTGCTGGGTCAGGACACCGTTCCCCGCAAGGGCATGTATGCGCTGCGCGGCACCTATGCCAGCATCGCCATGCTGGCCGACTGCGACGACAGCACGTCCTGGTCGAATCAGGTGGCTTTCGGCCTGTCCGAGGGCATCTACATGATCCTGACCGGCCCGGCCGGCGATTCGATAAGCAACGCCATCACCACCAAGGCGACCGCAGGCATCGACAGCTACACGGCCAAGCTGCTGTTCGGTGATTGGGTCTACTTCAACGACACCGTGAACGGCCAGATTCGCATGATTTCGCCGCAAGGCTTCGTCGCGGGCCGTCTGGCGAACCTGTCGCCGGAACAGTCCAGCCTGAACAAGCCGCTTTACGGCATCGTGGGCACGCAAAAGAGCTACCAGAACCTGACCTACAGCAGCGCGGAACTTCAGGCGCTGGGGCAGGCCGGTATCGACGTGATTACGAACCCAATCCCGGCTGGCAGCATGTTTGGCGTCCGCTTCGGCCACAACACCAGCAGCAACGCGGTCACGAACGGGGATAACTACACCCGCATGACCAACTACATCGCCTACACCCTGAACGCCGGTATGGGCCTGTTCGTCGGCCAGTTGCAGAGCGCCACGGTGCGCCGCAATGCCGCCGCGACCATCAGCAGCTTCCTCGCCAACATGGAGCAGCAAGGGATGATCGGCGCGGTCAATGGCGGCCCGGCCTACAGCGTCCAGATCGACGCGGCGAACAATCCCATGTCCCGCGTCGCCTTGGGCTACATGCAGGCCGACGTCAAGGTCATCTACCTGTCCATCATCGAGAAGTTCCTCATCAACGTGGAGGGCGGCCAATCCGTCCAGATCAACCGCCAATCGACCCAACTGGCTTAATTAGGAGGCAACCATGCCACTCAACGGTTTTAGCGTCGGCCGCGACATTTCGCTGGACATCATCGGCCCTTCGGGGCCGCTGCGGTTCAATCTCATTACCGGATTCAACAGCAAGCCGGACATCACCGACCAGAAGATCAAGGGGCTGGACGGCATTACCCGCCATGTCCGCTTCCCGGATGGATGGTCGGGCAGCTTCGACATTACCCGCTCCGACAGCACCATCGATGACTACTTCGCGCAGCTGGAGGCGAACTACTACGCGGGCCTCAACGAGCAGCCCATCACCATCACCGAGACCATCACCGAGGTGTCCGGCGCGGTGACGCAGTACCGCTACCTGCAAGTCCTGCTCAAGCTCGACGATGCCGGCCAGTGGCAGGGCGATCAGGCGGTGAAGCAGAAACTGAGCTTCGTCGCCGCCCGCCGCGTGAAGGTGGCATAAGATGGCAGACAAGGTGAAGGTGTCGCTCAATCCGAGCGAACAGGTCATCGAGCGGGCGAATGCCGAGGTGACAGTCACCGACGCACGCGGGCGCGTCATCAAGCTCAAGAAGCCCGGCGTGCTGGCGCAGTTCCGCTTGATCGAGGCGCTGGGCGATGCCGCAAAGAATGAGGTATACACCGGCATGGTGCTGCCGCTGATCTTCGTGACCGCCATCGACGACGATCCGGTGTATCAGCCCTCCAGCAAGCGCGAGGTGGAAGCCCTGATCCAGCAATTGGACGAGGATGGCATCGCCGCTGTCCTGGCCGGCGTGCAGGAGCACTTCGGCAAGGCCGACCCGGAGGCGGACAAGGCAGCTCTAAAAAAGTAGCCACCGCCGGTCCGATCCGCGAATGCCTGTGGCTGGTCAAGAACGGCGTTCCCTTCGACGTGGCGTTTCAGGTTGACGACGTGACCCGCGCGGCCTGGTGCATCGTGTTCAGCGAGATGGAAGGCGCGCGGTTCAACTGGAACAGCATGCAGTTCGAGGAGCAGACATGAAGGAGTTCGCCAACATCGCCGCCTTCGCTGAGCATCTGCTGGCGCTGGACCTGGCGATAGCGGAATCCATACACCGCGGGCTGGAGCGGGCGGCGCGGCTGATCGAGCGCGATGCCAAGAGCCAGATCGGCCACTATCAGCAGGCTGTCGGGCCATTCCCGGAGTGGGCGCCGCTGGCGGTGCGCACTGAGCAGGAAAAGGCCAGGCTGGGCTATCCGCTGAATGCGCCCCTCCTGCGCGAGGGGGATCTGCGCGACTCGATCGAGCACGAGGTCAGCGGCATGGAGGCCGTCATCGGCTCGAAGTCGCCGATCGCGGCCTATCAGGAGTTCGGCACGAACACGATCCCGCCGCGTCCGTTCATCGGCCCGGCGGCATTCAAGAACAAAGAGGCGATCCAGAGGATCCTCGGCAAGGCCGTGGTCGAGGGCATCATGGGCGGAACGGCGGCTCCCGCGGCCCTGGGGTACGACTTCGAAACCTGATCAGGACGTCAACAGGGCCACCAGGAACATGCCGATCAGGATGGAAAGCAGCCCGGACACAATGATCACGGTGATACTGAGCAGCGCAACGAAGATGCGCACGGTCAGCGGCATCTGATGTTTCCATGAAATCCCACGGCGGCTGACGACCCTCCTAGGTTCCGGGTACTGGACCCACCGCATCCTGTCCGCCAGCCATTCCTGGGCGCGTGTTGGAAATCTCATTTTAGGGACCTCGGACGATGTTCGAAGCCTACAAAGTAGCAGTCAAGCTCTCGCTCATCAACAACGTGAGCAGCGGCCTCCTCCTGCTGGCCGGCCAGTTCCATACGCTCAACAAGCAGATCGGCGCCGTTCAGGGCAGCGTCGCCAACCTGGAGCGCCAACTGCTCGGCCTCAAGCGCCTTGGCCTGATCGGCGGGGCGACGGCGGGTGTGGGCTTCGCCGGGCTGGGCATGATCGGCGCCATGGTCAAGCCATCCATGGAATACGCCCACCAGCTCAACATCATGAACATGGCCGGGCTGAAGCACAAGGAGCTTGCCGAAGCCGTCGGGGATGCGTGGAAGAACACGGGCGAGATCATCACCACCACGGCGACCGAGAACCTGCGCAGCCTGCTGGACCTGCGCAACGTGCTCGGGAACATGGACGAGGCGCGGATGGCGCTGCCCATCGTCTCGCGCATTCAGGCCGTGTTGGCATCATCGTCCGGAGGCCAGATCAGCGGGAACTCCAAAGAGCTGGCCTACAGCATGGCAAAGGCGCTGGACGTGATCGGCGCGGCGCAGAACAAGCAGATGTTCGAGCGCCAGGCGGAAATGATGGCGAAGGTCATCATCGCAACCCAGGGCCGCGTGACGCCCGAGGCATTCAAATCGACGATGGTCTATGCCCGGCAGGCCCGCTACAGGCTGTCAGACGAGTTCAAGTACGAAATTCTTCCATCGCTGATCCAGGAAAACGCGGCATCCGGCGGCGGGGGCGGCGGCTCCCGTGGTGTGGGGCCCATGCTCGCGGCGTTCTATAGGTTCACCAACCAGGGGTACGTCAACAAGAAATCGCTGGAGGAGCTGAAATCGCTCGGACTCGTGGATCCGAGCACGGCGCTCAAGACGACGACCTCGGGCACGACGGTCGGGCCGCTTCTCGGTGCGGAGCTTGCGGCTCAAAACCCGTTCCTGTGGGTTCAGACCGTTCTGGTGCCAGCATTGCGGCGCAAATACGGCAATCTGAGCAATGACCAGCTCATGGCGCACGTTGGCGAGATCACGCGCGGCAACCAGCTCGCGACGTCCCTGATCGGCGAGTTTGCCTACAAGCCGGTGAACTTCCTTCGCGACCAGGCCAATATTCGCGGCACGATGTCCACGGCTGACGCCTACAAGGCAGCCGTCTCGAACGATCCGAATACCGCATTCAAGGCCCTCCATGCGCAGTGGGAGAATTTCAAGACGGCGTTCACCATGGGCGTGGTCCCTGTTCTGATTCCGGCTCTCATCAAACTTACGAACGCGTTCAATGCGCTCGGGGACTGGGCGCGGAAACATCCGAATCTGGCGAAAGACCTGGCGGTGGGCTTCACCGCCCTTTTTGGCGCGATGGCGCTGGGCGGCGTGGTCCTGACGACGACGGCGGCATTCAAGGCGCTCGGTCTGGCCCTTGGGGTGGGGAGTGCGTCCGGGGGCCTTGCCGGCACGATCCGTTCCGTAGCCAGCGCGTTCGGCGTGCTGTCAAAGGCCGGTGGCGTGTTCCTAGCCGCATATGCCGGCTGGAAAGCAGGCGGCTGGCTGAATGACAACGTGGTCAATGCCGGTATCCAGAAGCTGACCGGCGACAAGAACCAGACCTTGGGCGGCTGGATTTACGACGTCACCCACAAGGATAGCCCATACGTCGCCGGGGCACCTGGAAAGAGCGTGCAGGTCACGACGAAGATCAACGTGGACGGGCGCAAGGTCGCCGAGGCCGTCAGCCATCACCAGGCGAAGGCCGCCGGCCAGCCCTTCGCGGGGACCGGCGCGTTCGACTACGGCGTGGCGGCACCGCCCGTCGGGATGGGCTACGCGCGATGAAGCCGGATACCGTTTTGACGCTGGGCGATTTCGAGTTCTCCCGCTACGAGGTTCCCCAGAAAATCGCATTCGGCGGCGAGCAGGCGCTTGTGGTGCATCAGCTCGTCGGTGGCGTGCGCGTGGTCGATGCAATGGGGCGGATCGACGGCCCGCTGGAGTGGTCCGGCCTGTTCATCGGCGAGACCGCCATCGAGCGTGCCCGTTATCTGGACGGCCTGCGCGTAGCCGGGCTTCCGCTATCCCTGCGCTGGTCCGATCTGGCCTATACGGTCGTTATCCGGTCCTTCCGCTGCGAGTTCGAGCGGTTCTACAAGCTGCCCTATTCGATTTCCTGCGTGGTGGTGGACGATTTGACCCTTCCGGTATCCAACATCGCCCCGCCCGGTGTCGATGAGTGGATCGCCAACGACATGGCGCAGGCCAAGACTCTGGGCGACGCAATCGGAGACGCGCAACTGTCCGGCCTGCTGCAATCACTGGACAGCGCCATCAGCGCGGTTTCCAGCTTCGCCAACGCAGTGCAGAGCACGATCAACAGCGTCCTGGCCCCGCTGGCGGCGGCACAGGCTCGCGTCAGCATTCTGGTCGGGTCGGTCGGCAACGTCCTGACCAACGTCACGACCTTGGGCGGCATCCTGCCGAACAATCCCATCGCACAGCAGGCGGCCAGGCTGAACGCGCAGTTGGCAGCGATGACCCAACTGCCGCAGCTCTACGCTCTGCAATCCGTGCTTGGCCGGATCGGCGGCAACCTGGGCAGCGCTGGCGCAGCGGGCCGTTCGGTATCGGTCGCCGGCGGAAATCTCTACCAGTTGGCGGCGGATGCCTACGGAGACGCCGCGAGCTGGACGGCCATCGCCAGAGCCAGCGGCCTGACTGACCCGATGATCCAGGGCGTGAAGACGGTGACGGTTCCGCCGGTTCCGGGCGATTCCGGCGGGGTGCTGCATGCGTAATGCTTTGCCTGTCGCGGCAGCGGCCCGTCAGCCGCGCGGATTGGTCCGGGTCAACGGCGAGGTGATGCCGGGATGGGTTATCTGGGAGGTGGACAACAACGCCTTCTACCAGGCGGACACCTTCCGCTGCACGTTTGCCCTGTCAAGGCTGCCCTCCGCGCGCGGCCCGGGCTGGTGGGCGGGCCTTCAGCAGATCGACGTGGAGATTCTCGCGGGGTTTCCAAAGGACCCGCAGAGCTTCACCGCCGCAGAACTGGACAGCCTGATCTATGGCCGCGTCGATGACCTGACCTTCGATCCGGTCTCTGGGCAGATCGAGATTTCCGGCCGGGATTTGACTTCGGAGTTCATCGACACCAAAACCACCGAGAAATTCCAGAACCTGACCAGCAGCCAGGTCGTCGAGCAGCTCGCACAGCGGCACGGCATGACGGCGGTCGTGACCAAGACGGAAACCAAGACCGGGCGCTACTACGAAATCGACCACGCGCGGATGAACGATCAGCGCAGCGAGTGGGACCTGTTGACCTGGCTCGCCCATGAGGAGCAGTTCATGGTGTTCGTCAAGGGCAAGGAGCTGCACTTCGTGCCCAAGCCCAACCCAGACGATGACCCCTACGTGTTGCAGTGGGATGCGCCAACCGACGAGAGAGGCCACCCGGTATTCAGTGGCAAGACGCTCGTATTCTCGCGGAACCTGACACTGGCGAAGGACGTCATCGTGAAGGTCCGCTCCTGGAACGCCAAGCACAAGAAGGGCTTTACCAAGGTCGCCCAGGCGACCCACAACAAGAACACGGTGTTGATCGGCGCAGCCCAGCCCATCGGCGAGGCACAGACCTACAGCTACACCATTCCGGGACTGACGCCGGAACAGGCGTTGCAACGGGCGCAGGCGCTGCTCAAGGAGATCACGGCCCACGAGATGAAGCTGACGGCCACGCTGCCGGCTGACAACGTTCTCGCCATCACCAACATCGTCAAGGTCACCGGGACGGGAACGGCTTTCGATCAGATTTACTACCCCGCCAGCATCGTGCGGCATATGAGCGTCATGGAGGGCTACAGCATGACCCTCAACGCCAAGAACCACAGCCCTGAGAGCGTGGTGCTGCCATGATGGGGCCGCTTTTGAACGCCATGCGGGCCCAGGCCGCGCTGGCTGCCGGAGGCAAGGCGTCCGTCCGGTTGGGTATCGTCAGCAGCTACGACCACGCCAACTACTGCGCGAAGGTCCGCCTGCAACCCGAGGACGTTGAAACCGGCTGGCTGCCGGTCACGTCGCCCTGGGTCGGGAACGGCTGGGGCATGTTCGCTCCGCCGACGCCGGGCGATATGGTCGAGGTCCAGTTCCAGGAAGGCCACATCGAGGCCGGATTCGTGTGCGGTCGGTTCTACAACGACAGCGACCGCCCCCAGGACGTGCCGAGCGGCGAATTCTGGCTGATCCACCAATCCGGTTCGCTGCTCAAGTTCCACAACGACGGGACGGTGGAGATGCACGCGAGCACGGCGATCAACAGCAGCGCGCCGGTCTGGAACCATGCCGGGCCGGTGAATATCACCGGGGACGTGACCATCACCGGCAACGCCAAAGCCTCGGGCGACATCACCGACCGCTACACAACGCAGAGCCGCACAGTCGCTGGCTTGCGGGCGGTCTATAACGGCCACACCCACAACGAGAACAACGTCTCCGGCGGCCCGACCGGCACGCCGAACCAGACGGCATGAGCGCCATGAACGACATTTACCAATACTTCGGAAACGACGTCGGCACCTCGGCCACCGGCGATTTGCAGCCGGTCAACGGCATCGAGCTGGGGCAGCAACGCATTCTCCGGCGGCTCCTGACCAACCCGCGGGAGGTTTTGCCGGACGGGACGATCCTGCCGCCGGATTACATTTTCCACCCGGAATACGGTGCCGGGTTGCCGCGCATGGTCGGCGATACCCTGGATGTGGCAAAAATCCGCGCCCGCATCCGTGGGCAAGTGCTGCTCGAGGATGCCGTAGCACGGACGCCGGAACCGGAGGTCGTCGTCAAGCCGATCCACGGCGGCGTGTCCTGCACGATCCGCTATGTCGATGCGGTTGCGAAAGCGCCCGCCGTCCTGAGCTTCAACGTCAACAGGTGACAGCATGATTACGACCCAAGATTTCACGACGCTGGTTCGGAATCAGGTCACGGCCATCCAAGGCGCGGCGCGCGGGCTGGTCGATCTGACCGTCGGCAGCATCCTGCGGGCCGTTGTTGAGGCGAACGCGGCGGTCGTTCTCTGGCTGCAAGGATTGATCCTGCAACTGCTGGCGACGACCCGCGCCGCGACCAGCAGCGGAGCCGACCTGGATAGCTGGGTCGCTGACTTCGGCCTGACCAGGCTGCCAGGCGTGGCCGCCATCGGCCTGGTGACGTTCTCGCGCTTCACGCCGACGCAGCAGGCCGTCGTTCCGGTCGGCGCGACCATCCAGACCGGCGACGGCAGCCAGCAGTTCGCGGTCACGATCGATACGACCAACCCAGCCTATAACGCCGGGCTGGGCGGCTACGTGCTGGCGGCGGGCGTCGCCAGCATCGGCGTACCGGTTCAGGCGTCCAGCGTGGGCGCTGCCGGGAACGCGCAGATCGGACAGATCAACACCCTGGCGCAGCCGATCCCCGGCGTCGATACCGTCACCAACCCGGCCGCATTCACCAACGGTGCCGATCCCGAGACGGACGCCGCGCTGCGTGCGCGCTTCGTGTCCTACGTCGCCAGCCTGTCGAAGGCAACCAAGGGGGCGATCCTGTACGCCATCACGTCCCTGAAGCAGGGGATGGTCGGCGTTCTGGTGGAGAACCAGCTTTACAGCGGGGCCACGCAGAACGGTTATTTCTACGCCGTCATCGACGACGGAACCGGCGCACCCGGATCATCCCTGCTTGCGACAGCCAACAACGCCATCGACGCGGTGCGGCCCTTTACCGTGTCCTTCGGCGTCTTCGCCCCGGTCGTGGTCACGGCGAACGTCGGGATGACGATCACCACCGCCAGCGGCTACGACCACGCGGCAACTGCGCTGCTGGTGCAGTCAGCGGTCCAGAACTACATCAACGCGCTGTCACTGGGCCAGACCCTGGCCTACTCGCGGCTTGCACAGGTGGCCTATGACGCATCGCCCGGCGTGACCAACGTCACCGGCGTGACGCTGAACGGCGGCACGTCCGACCTGGCGGCGACGTCGCAGCAGGTCATCAAGGCCGGCACGGTCACGGTGGCGTAGATGGCGACCGGCGATCAACAGGACATCTTCCGCCGGATCAGGGCGCTCCTGCCGCGCTGGTTCGGGGACGGCTCGCCGACCCTCGACGGGGTGCTCCAGGGTCTGGCATGGGCGGGCAGCTTCGTCTATTCGCTCTGGGCCTACGCCAAGCTGCAAACCCGCATCCTGACCGCCACCGACGGCTGGCTGGACATGATCGCGGCGGACTTCTTCGGCAACTCGCTGCTGCGGGGTGCGAACCAGAGCGACGCCAGCTTCCGGGCGCGGATCATCATCAACATGTTCCGTGAGCGCGGAACCCGCCAGGCCATCGTCAAGGTGCTGCAAGACCTGACCGGCCGCACGCCGCTGATTTTTGAGCCGATGCGCCCGGCTGACACCGGCGGATATGGGCAGGCGCAGGGGCTGGCCTACGGCTTGGCCGGCGGCTACGGATCGCTGCTGCTGCCCTATCAGGGCTTCGTGACCGCATTCCGCCCGACTGGGACGGGCATCCCGCTGGTCGCCGGCTACGGCATTTCGACGGGCGGCTACGGCCAGGCGTCCAGAGCCGAATACGGGTCGATGAGCATGATTCAGGGAGCCGTGACCGACGCTGACATCTACGCCGCCGTCGATGGCGTCAAGCCGGCCGGGACGATCGTCTGGACGGCGATCAGCAGCTAAAACGCTACCGCCGTGGCAAGCGGGGCTCGCCGCCGAACCAATAAATAGGGATTTTTTGATCGGTGACAGCCCCAAAGCAGGCGGATATTGTTCGTGTCCATGCCGGTATGTCCCGGCGAACTGTATGGAGCAACGAGCATGTCCGCAGCGGCAGCACAAGATCACAACACGATAACCATCCTTCGGCGCAAACAGGTTGAAGCCCGCACCGGGCTCTCACGTTCTGCCATCTACGGGAAGTTGCGGCTCGATCCGAAGCGCCCCAGCGAGTACGACCCCACCTTCCCGCGGCCCGTATCTCTCGGCGCACGAGCCGTCGGCTGGATCGAGAGCGAACTTGATGCATGGCTGGCTGCCCAGGTTAAGAAAAGCCGCGCCATCCGAAATTAGAGCATCCGCAATACCGCAACAGGCCGCCGCAAGCGGCCTTTTTTCATTGGAGAAAACATGCATCGGCAAATCGTCTATCCGGGCGCAATTCCGCTCGAAACCGACCTGCTCAACACGAACAAGTACGCGATGATCGGGCTGGCGAAGCTGGCCGCCGGCATCCTGGGTACCGGCACGTTTCTGAACGGGCTGGCGTGCACCCCAGACAGCCCGGCGTCGCTGCAAGTCAAGGTCGCGCCCGGCGAAATCTACAGCCTGCAGAACATCGACGGCACGGCCTATTCGTCGCTTGCCGCCGATACCACCCACAGCATTCTGAAGCAGGGCATCCTGCTGGACGGCGTTCTGCTGTCCTGCCCGGCCCCGGCGACGAGCGGCTACAGCATCAACTATCTGGTCCAGGTCGCCTATCAGGATCAGGACTCGGATCCGGTCGTGCTGCCCTACTACAACGCCAGCAACCCGGCCCAGGCATACAGCGGGCCGAACAACAGCGGCGCGCAGAACTACACGACCCGGAAAGGCGTGTGCACCGTGTCCGTCAAGGCGGGGGTCGCGGCCGCCACCGGCAGTCAGACCACGCCCGCACCGGACGCAGGCTACATCGGCGCGTATGTCGTGACCGTAGCCAACGGCCAGACGCAGATTCTTTCGGGCAATATCAGCGTCTATCCGGGCGCGCCGTTCCTGCCCGCAGCGGGCCTTGTCGTCGGCGGGCTGCAGGGCAACGCCTGCAACATCTCGGCGGCAGGGGGGAGCGCCGACGCCATCACCGGCAGCTACAGCCCCGGCATCACCGCGCTGACGAACGGCATGACGCTCTATGTCCGCGCCGCCTCGGCCAACACCACGACCACGCCGACCTTCACCCCGAACAGCGGAACCATCCCGGCCAAGACCATCGTCAAGGGCAACGGCCTTGCGCTGGTGGCGGGGGACATCGCAGGCGCGGGGCATTGGATCGAGCTGCAATACGATCAGGCGCTCGATAAGTGGGTGCTGCTGAATCCGGCGACTGGTGTCTCCTCCGCCGCAGTCGCCTCCGTGTCAGGTGCGTTCAAAAACCTGCAATTGTCCGCCAGCGGCACGGCCGCAACAGTGAGCGTCTCCGCCGACGAACTCGTCGTCGAGGACAGCAGCAATACATACAAGACCACGCGCTCCGTGTCGCTGGCGATCAACTCCGCAGCATCTGGTGCCAACGGCTTGGACACGGGAACGCTGGCAGCATCGACCTGGTACGCGGTTTGGGTAATCTATAACCCGACTGCACAGACGACCGCCGGCCTGCTGTCTTTGTCAGCCACTGCGCCGACCATGCCGAGCGGCTATACGATGAAAGCCCGCGTCGGCTGGATTCGCACCGATAGCACTGCCAACAAATACCCGCTTGGGTTCAAGCAATACGGGCGGCACGTGCAGTACGTCGTGGCGTCCGGGTCAAATGTAACAGCAATGCCAGTGATGGTCTCGGGCACACAAGGATCGGTTTCGACACCAACCTGGGTTGCGGTAGCGACAGGGGCATTTGTTCCTACGACAGCATCCGAGATTGATCTTGTTTTGGTTGGTCAGTTGACAACAGGCTCGGCCTATCAAGGAATGGTGGCTCCCAACAGTAGCTACGGAGGTTATCTCTCGTCAAGCAATCCTCCGCCGATTTCCGACAACAACGTAGGCGCAACCACCGCTGCTAATGGCCGCAGCATACGGGCGCTAATGGTACTCGAAAGTGCCAATATCTACGTCGCTCTGTCTCCGGGTAGCGGAACGATAGAGGTACTGGCGGCCGGATGGGTTGACAACATTTAAGGGGATACAAGATGAGCTACGCAATCCGCAAAGATGGGCAAGGCTGGCGCGCCGTGACTGGGCCCAGCGACCTTGGACAGGACGAGTACTACAGCGAGACGCCTGTCGCAATTAAACCGGATGCTACCCAGGTTTGGGACCGCATCAAAGCTGAACGCGATCGTCGCAAATCCGGCGGCGTCAAGGTCAAGGTCGGCAGCGCCGACAAGTGGTTCCACAGTGACGCCGACAGCCGGATTCAGCTTCTTGGCTTGAAGGACAGGGCCCGCGATCTGCTTGCAGCTGGCGGGGCAATGACCGGCAATCTGACTATCCTCGGCCAGACCGTGGAATGGAAGACGATGGACGGGTCGTTCGTTGAGATCACCGCCCAACTCGCATTCGACATCGTGGCTGCGGTTGGCGATCTGGATGCGCAGCTTTTCGCCACCGCCGAAGCGCACAAGGCGGCGATGGAGGCCAGCGCCGACCCTGCCAGTTACGACTTCTCGACCGGCTGGCCCCAGTCATTCGGCGAGTGATCAATTCATGTTTTCTTTTTAACCTGCCTCGCGCGGCTCTGACTTCTCCCGCGCAGAAAGAAATGGGAATGCCAGAAAAAGACCCGACCACATGGGGCATGTCGATTTGGCTGCTCGCCATCGGAATGTCCGTTGCCGGTGGCCTCGTGAATTGGTATGCCCGCGTGAAGCAGGGGCACACGCGGGCTTTCAACATCATCGAGCTGATCGGCGAGATTTTCACCAGCGCCTTCGTTGGGCTGGCGGTGTTCATGGCGGCCCAGTCGATGGGCGAACCGGTGGGCCTCTGCGCCGCGCTGGCTGGCGTCGGCGGCCACATGGCGACCAGGTTGCTGTTCTCGATCGAGAAGTGGATCGAGCGCCGGTTGCGCGCCATGACGAAGGATAGGTCGTGATTATCGCGCAGCAGATCACGGTCATCCGCGCTGCGGCTATATTCGTGGCGCATCGGGTAGGACTTTTCTAATGTGCTGGCTTGCATTCTGGATTGGCGCAGCGGTTGGCATGCTGATCGGAATGGGCCTGTCGGCGATACTAGGAGGCGGCGATGGCGGACGAAGCTGACCGCAGCGACAACGGCGACGGAATAGCGCAATCTGAACTTGCCAGGATTCGCAAGCTGCTCGCGTCACGCGAATTGCAACCAATCGGCGCGTGCCACTGGTGCAACGAGTACGTCAAAGGCGACAAGCTGTTTTGTTCTGGAGAATGCGCCGACGATTGGGAACGATACAGAAAGCACGGAAATCGCTCATGAGCATAGACAAGATCATCGACGACATCATCCAGCGGGAAGGCGGCTTCGTCGATAACCCTGCCGACCGTGGCGGGCCGACGAAGTACGGCATCACGCAGGCTACGCTTGCTGAGGCGCGCGGACGCTCTGTTACTCGGGATGATATTGCGGCTCTAACAGTTGGCGAAGCACGCGCTATCTATCGCCGCAAGTACGTCGACGAACCCGGCTTCGCCAGCATTCCCGATCCGCTGCTTGGGCTCGTTGTGGACACAGCCGTGCACAGCGGCGTCAAGGCTGCCGTCCTGATGTTGCAAAAGGCGCTCGGTGTCGCCCCGGTGGATGGGATTCTCGGGCCGGCAACTAAGGCCGCCATGCAGCGCGCTGGCACCGATTTGCTATACCGCAGGTTTCTCGCGGAACGCATTCGTTATCTCGGAGAGGTCATCCGGTCGCGGCCCGCAAACGCGGTGTTCGCGGCTGGATGGATGAACCGGGTGGCGGATTTTGTAGACGGGACGGCGTGAAGCCGTGAATCAATCTTTGTGAAGGAGAAAATCATGTTCCAAGGACTGCAAGGCAAGCGCACCTATATCGTGGCCGTCGGCGCTATCGTCTCGGCCATCGTGTCGTTCCTTACTGGCGAAATGACACTCGGCGAGGCCGTCAATGCCGGGCTTGTCGGCGCTGGTCTCGCGGCGCTGCGTGCTGGCGTCGAGGCCACGAAATGAAGGCGCTGTATCTGGTGGCCGCTTGCGCGGCCCTCACTGGATGCGCTGAATGGACGGCGGTCAAAACGTCCGTGGCCGAGCATGGCGCGGCCGTTGCTGACCAGGAACTCATCGCGGCGCGATGGGCTACCTGTGAGGCGGCGACTGTGGGCGCGATCAGGCGGCGCTTTGCCAACGACCCGGAAGGGCTCAAGGCTTGGCAAGCCTTCTGCTCTGTCAAGCAGCAGGACGCGGTGGCTCCGTAATGCCGTTCCATACTCCACTGCTGGTGCAACTACTCGACGACCGCTCGGTCTTTCCGTGGCTCACAACCGCACCGCTTGTGTATTCGAGCGAACTGACCGGCGAGACGTACACCGTGCCTAAGTGGTTTCGCACGGACGGCAGTTCAGTTCCGAAGGCGCTGATTGCTGTTCCAGTTGTCGGTCAGGCATTGGCGCTGCGGTTTTTCGGGCAAGGTGTATGGATGGGCTTTAAAGAAGGCGTGCTGCACGACTACTTGCGGCGCAAGGGCAAGGATGGCAAGACGCCGGTGCCGGCGAAGGTCGCGCATCTGGTATTTCGTGAGGCGCTGTACGATGCCGGATACCCGGAAGATATGTGTGAGGCGTACTTTGCTGCTGTGCGTACGTTCAATTCGGATTGATTGGGGGGACCATCACATGCCGCTGTCCATGCTGATCCTCTGGTGCTTCTCTGTAGCGGCATTTGCCGGGCCGCTACCTGATCCTACGCTGACGCCTGGGGTAACGCGCGACCTGACGCTGGGCAAGGTGTGCAATACAAGGTGGGGACGTGACAGCCGCGCCGTGACGGCAAGCATGAAGCGGCAGGTCTACGCCAGTTACCACATGGTGCCGCACAGCGGCGAATGCGCATTGTCGCCGCGCGGCTGCGAGATTGACCACCTGATCCCTCGAGAGCTAGGCGGCGCGGATGACGTGCGGAACCTATGGCCGCAACCATACGGCGGGCCGTGCAATGCCATCGACAAGGACAGGCTGGAAAACCGGCTGCACAGGATGGTGTGCGCCGGAGAAATGCCGCTTGAGGATGCGCAACGTGCCATAGCTACGGATTGGGTGGCGGCGCACCGCACCTATATTGGACAAGTTAAAAGCACGAAAACGCACGGAGAATGCACGCTTAATGTGCGGTAGGCGATGCAAGCTGTAGTACGTACCTGTTAACAACTTATCGAAGGAGATTGAAATGGCTGCAATGACTGACTATCTGGAAAACAAAATCGTTGACTGGCTGCTGCGCGGCCAGACGTTCACCCCGCCCGCGACGGTGTATGTTGGGCTGTTCACCGCTGCGCCGACCGACGCTGGCGGCGGTACGGAGGTGTCTGGCGGTTCCTACGCTCGAGTGGCTGTCACGTCCTCGCTCGCCAACTGGGCCGGCACGCAGTCTGCCGGCAGTACCACGGCGTCTACCGGGTCGAGCGGGACGACGACCAACAACAATGCCATCACGTTCCCGGCCCCGACTGCAAACTGGGGGACCGTGACGGCGTTCGGCGTGTTCGACGCCGCGACCGGCGGCAACCTGCTGGTCTACGGCAACCTGAACACCGCCAAGACCATCAACAACGGCGATGCCGCGCCAAGCTTTGCTGCCGGGCAGTTGTCCGTGCAGGTGGATAACTAACGGTTGGCGTGCGCCATGCAATCCAAACCTCTGGAGAGCTGATCGATGCTGAGTAACTGGACTAAAGCCACCACAACCACTACCGGTACCGACACACTCACGCTGAGTGCGGTTACTGGATTCCCGCTCCCATCAGACGTGTTTGGCGTGAACTCCTACGTCCAGTATTCCCTTCTGGATGCCAATGGGTCTAAGGAAGCCGGCATCGGGCAGGTAGCGGCATCCAACATGCTAGTGCGCACCAGGATAGTCGCAACATGGGACGGATCGACTTACAGCGACGTCACTCCGTCGGCATTGAACCTGTCCGCAGGTACGCATCAGGTGTTCATCACGCCATTGACTGACGGCTTTTTCGAGCCGCTTGCTTTCCCGACCACTTTCGCTGCTGCTGCCGCATCACGGAACGTATCTAGTTGTCATTTGTATGGCGCCCCTGCCACCACTACGTTGACACTCGGAACTCTATATGGAGTGCCATTCAGGCTCGAATGTGCCGGTGTGCTTACACACATGGGGGTGTGGGTTAATACGGCCGGCGCGGGGTCGCAAATTCTGGTTGGGTTATACGACGTCAAGCCAGACGGGCATCCAGGAAAACTGCTTGCTACCACTGGTTCGCCACTAGATAGCACCAGTACCGGATTGAAGATGAACGCAGTGGCGGAACAAATAAGGCTGAAACCCGGCTGGTATTGGACGGGACTCCTAGCTCTGAACGGAACTGCCCCGCAAGTGCATTTTGGCGCCCCTGGAAACACGCCTTTTGGCAATGGAGGAACTTCACCTTATAGCGCACTAAGTTTTGTGGTTATAGGTAGTCAGACAAACATACCTGATCCGTTCCCTGCTTTAACTTCAACAGGCAATTGGTACTCTATTGCAAACAATAGCACAGCCCCAAAAGCCTTTTTAAGGATGTCCTAACATGATTACATTTCCCGATCCAACCGCCCTGCAATGGGAGGACCTTGGCAACAAAATCATGAAGGCCGGGTATCAGCTTGTGCAGACCGATGGCGTATGGATGGCGTTTGGCCCATCGACCATGACGCAAAATCAGGTTGACGCTGCCGTGCAGACGATCATCAACGGCTACAGCATCCTACCGTATGCCAAGAAAACCGGCATTCAGCAGGTGAATACGGCCAAGACCGCCAACTACTACACACTCTACACGCCAGCGTTTACCGCCACCGATCCGAACATCGAAGCCGAGTTCCAGGACAACTTCGGCAACGCAATCGACGCAATGCTCGATCTGTGGGCGTCCATAAACGCCTCGGCAAAGACGGCAACGACTGCATGGCAGAAGGTGCTTAACACCCGCGCAGCCGCAAAAACTGCAATCGCGTCCATCAAAGCTGTGACGGATCAAGGTTCTGCTGCTGCGACGATGGCGGCAGTGCAGGCAATTGTTGCTGGCATTGTCTGGCCCGCGTAAATGAGCTTCGGACTTGAGTCCCTCGGTCTAGAATCACTTGGGCTTGCGCCTGCGCAGGAAGCGGGCGGCGGTGGAGCCGCGCTCGGCGGGTCGGCTTTATCCACCGCCACGGCCAGTGGCGGCCTCACCACCCAGATTCCGCTGGTTGGCGCGGCCGCTGTATCCTCCACGGCAGGCGGTGCCCTCACCACCCAGATTCCGCTGACTGGCGCCGCCGCTGTCTCATCCACGGCAGGCGGCGGACTGTCCACCGCCATACCGCTTTCCGGCGTCGCCGCGTCGGTGTCTATCTCCGGCGGCGCGCTCACCACAACCATCAATCTCGCCGGTGCGGCGCTCGCCCAAGCCGCCGCTCAGGCCGGGCTGAGTAGCGCCATCCTGCTCGCTGGCGCGGCGGCGGGGAGCGCCGGGGCGACTGCCAGCCTCACCACGCAGATTACGCTTTCCGGCGCTGCGATTGCATCAGCACTGGCATCCGGCGCGTTGACCGCGCCGGGCGCGGGATTATCCGGATCCGCGCAAGCTCAGACCTCTGCCAGCGGCGGGTTGTCTACAGCCATCCCGCTAACCGGCGCGGCCGCCGTCGCCGCTATCGCCAGCGGCAGCATGACCACCCAGATTACGCTGGTTGGCGCGGCACTCGCATCCGCGGTAGCGTCCGGCTTACTGACCGCGCCAGGTGCAGGCATGTCCGGATCGGCACAGGCTCAGGCCACGGCCAACGGATCGCTGGCGACCGCTATCCCGCTTGTCGGGGATGCACGCGCCTACGCAACTGCATCGGGCGGCCTGACCACGTTGATCAAGCTGTCGGGGGCTGCCGCTTCTGTGTCCTCGGCTACCGGGGACCTGACGGTTTCCGCAACGATGTCCGGCGCGGCGTTGGCAACGGCGCTGGCCTCTGGAAATTTGACCACGCGGATTACGCTGTCAGGGGCGGCCCTCTCGCTCGCATCGGCCACGGGCGTGCTCGGCAATGGCGTTGCCATCATCGACCACACGTGGCTCATCCGTCCACATGCCCGTCATTACACGGCCACACCGTCTCGGTCATGGCGCGTGACACCCCATCGACGACACTATTCAGGGAGCCGGTAATGCTACCAACCATCGACCCGACCGAGATTGTCCCGCTGGAGTTTGATTTCTCGGAACTGCTGGCAGACTACCCCTCAGCGGCCATCACCGGCCAGCGTATCGCCATCAGCGTGGTGAGCGGCACCGACGCCACCCCCGCCAGCCGTCTCTACGGAACCGCCTCAGTCGCCGGCCTGGTGGTGACGCAGTTTTTCCAGCCCGTGTCGGCGGGCGTCAAATACCGCGTCACGTGCAACGTTGACGTGTCCGGCACCAGCTACCGGCCCACCATCGCCATCGAGCTGACGGTGGCGAATCGGGTGGATTCCTGATCGCAGTGTCCCATCCGTGTCCCACAATCGCCTGAAACCCGCGCCGCCAGGTGATCTCGGAGTCCTCTTCTGGGCACCACCATACATTTAAGCACTTCTCGCGTAATCTCGCATTTCTTTTCGTTTCAAGTATTTGCCCCATTTCTACGCTTGCAGCATCTTGCCCAAATTGGGCAAATGTAGCTAGGCTGTGTCCCAAATTCGTCCCGCTGATTGTCCCAGCGGGCGCAACAGGAGGGAGCATGGCGACCATCGAGAAACGGGGCGCGCGCTGGCGTGTGCGCGTGCGCCGAGACGGGCATGACATATCGGAATCGTTCCGCACGAAATCAGAAGCTGCCGCCTGGGCCGCGCGGACGGAGGCTGACATCCTGGCCGGTAAGCTCGGTCGGGTGCCGGACAAGAGTTTCGCGGATCTGCTGCGGCGCTATCGGGAGGACGTATCGGCCAAGAAGGACGGCGCACGCTGGGAGTTGATCCGCATTGCCGTGCTACTGGGCGAGCCTGGGCGGGATGGGACACGGCGGGACGCGGATCCGCTGTCCCATGTGCGTCTGCCCGATCTGGGGCCGGAGCATTTCGCGGCCTGGCGGGATCGTCGTCTGCGGGATGTGTCGGCTGCGACGGTGCGCAGGGAGTGGAATCTGCTCTCTGCCATCTGCTCGACTGCGGTCAGGGAGTGGCGCTGGCTGCGGGAGCATCCCATGCGCGGGGTGCGACGCCCCGATGCGCCGCCGCCCAGGACGCGCCGGGTCTCGGAGGATGAGATCGAGCGCATCCTGCACGCCTGCGGCAGCGACTACGGGACGGCGCAGGGGCGGGTCGGGCTGGCGTTCCTGTGGGCCATCGAGACGGCGATGCGGGCCGGGGAAATCTGCGCGTTGCGCTGGCAGGACATCGACGCGGAGCGGCGCATCGCGCACGTGGCTGCCATCGAGCGTGGGGCGCGGAAGACCCGGCAGGCGCGGGATGTGCCGCTCTCCCGGGAGGCGCTGCGCATTCTCGGGCTACTGCCGCGCAGCGGTGAGACGGTGTTCTGGCTGGACGCGAGCACGCTGGATGCGCTGTTCCGCAAGGCGAAGGCCCGGGCGATGGTGGAGGGGCTGCATTTCCACGACACGCGGGCAGAGGCGCTCACGCGGCTGTCGAAGAAGCTGGACGTGATGCAGCTGGCCCGGGTGTCCGGGCATCGGGATTTGCGGATCCTCTACCAGACCTACTACCGCGAGTCGGTGGAGGATATTGCGCGACGCATGGACTGAGAGATGAGCGCATCTGCGCGCCGCACACGCAGCACGGCGTCGCAGACGCCATGGGGAGACAGCCCGGTCTGCCGGGCCGCCTCAACAAGGCGCTGCACCGCTTCTAGTGGCGTCATCTTCTAACCTCCACGTGTGGCGACGGGCCGAGCCCATGCTGTGTAATGCGATGGGTAGCCCATTGCAGTGCCGCCGCTTCCGCCTCTTGCCGATAGCCGAATGTCTGCCCCGGCTGAGCGCCCATTCGCTCCGCAACCGGCGACCAGTACACCAGCCACCGCACCGGCGAGCCCGCCCGCCCGTTGCCACGCCTCAGGATCGACGCCACCAGCACCTGCCCAGCCATGACCCGCGACACGGGCCGAAATTGCGCTTTCGCCATGATTGCCTCCATGGATTGCCGCCCGCGCCATCTGGCGGGCCAGATACATCACCACCGCCTGCCAACATCTCCACCGCCATCAACCCAAGCCCGCGCCACCCGCAGTGGGCAATGCTTGCCACGTGTTTCAGGGTTACGAGAAGATTCTCCTTAAGATTCTCATTCATCACTTCCTCCGCTCCGCCCATTCCCTCACTTCCGCCGCCTTCCAGCGTCGCTTTGCCTTGGGTCCATCGCCCAGCCTGATCGCGGTTGGGAATCCGCGCCGGTAGGCGAGCTGGTACGAGACGGTGTAAGCCGACAGTCCAAGGTATTCCGCGATCTGCCTGGCGTCCCACAGCTCGCCTTCGTCCTGCGACGGGCGCATCTGCCGCAGGACTTCCTGCGCGGCTGTGCGGGCGGCGTCGCGGATCATGTCCGCGAGTTCTTCATGTGTCAGGATGATGGATTGGTTCATGTCATACCCTCGATGGACGCCTTCACGAACGCCTCCGCGACTGGCGCGACGATGGCATTCCCGTAGGCGCGCAGTCGTCCCACTCTGGCGGCAATCCCATCAGCCAACGGGAATGCGCCGGGTTCAACCGGCCGCCACCGGTCATCTCGGCACAAGAGCCAGTCAGCATCTCGCCAGAAGCCATTAACCGGACTGGCTGCGAAAGGTTCGCCTGCCCCGGAAGTTTCAGATACTCCGCCCGCTGTCCATCCGGCTTCTTCGGCCCGTAACAGTGCGTGCTGCCGGTCGCGTCGTTCGCCATGGGTGTTGTCCACCCCGCCAGCCACACAGCGCGCCCCAATAGCGCATTGATAGGAACGTTCTCGCACGCCGCCCCGTCCTTCCAATCGCGCGCTGTCGGCGTCGGCCACGAAGTAAATCCTGTGCCTGCCGTGCGGCGCACCGAAGCCCGCAGCAGGTAGAACGACCGGCCCGAAGGCGTAGCCTGCTGCTTCCATGTCAGTTTGAACAAGGTCGAGCCAAGCATAGCCGTCCTGGCTTGCAACCTGCTCACCGAATAGGACTGGAGGGCGGCACTGCTCGATGAGGTGGAACCATGCAGGCCACAGGTGCCGCTCGTCAGCAAACCCAGCTCCTTTGCCTGCCGCGCTGAAAGGTTGACAAGGGCAGGAGCCCGTCCACACGTGGCGGTCATCAGGCCATCCGGCTCTTCGCAGCGCGTAGCTCCACACGCCGATTCCTGCGAAGAAGTGACACTGGGTGTATCCGCGCAGGTCGTCTGGTCTAACATCAATGATGCTCCTTTCATCTACTTCACCGGGCGCGATGTGCCCGGCTGCAATCAGGTTGCGCAGCCATTGGGCCGCGTAGGGGTCAATCTCGTTGTAATAGGCGGCCGGTTGCGTCATGGTCTATACTCACCGTCACCGCTGTTTAGCGCTTCCCACAGGCTCGCCATGTAGCGATCCTGCGACTTGTAGTCCTCTTCCAAGAGCTCGGACAGCAGCATCCGCGTCTCCTCTTTGCCGTGCCGCACGGTTGCCGTCTCGTTGCAGATCGCAATCACCGTGCCGAGGCTCAGTCTTCGCGGTCAGTAGTTTCCGCCAACCCGCCGTCTCCTACCTTGCCAAAACACAGAAGGGCGCAGGTTGAGAATCCCGCTATGAAGGCCAGCACAAGGGCGCCGTACAAGGCGAGCATGTTCATTGCATTCTCCAGGGCGCTGATGATTAAATGCCGCGTAGGCGGTCTTTCATTTCGTGGCTTCCGCTCGCTCGCTCATCAGTATTCGCCGGGCGCAGCCGGTTAAATTCCTTGGCTTCAGCTTCCCGCGCCAGTTCCTCGCGGATGCGTCTGAATGTCTCGGCGACGTTGGTCTCCCGTGCAGGTACGTACCGAAAATTCGGGTCTAGCAGGCTTGGCTTGCGCATGTCTCAGTCCTTTCTGTATCTGCGAGCCTCGAAGCCGGCCGCAGCAAGCGGCAGTCCATCAGCCCAGGTTTGGGTGGTTGCCATCAAGCCGGCCAGGTGGTCGGCGTTACCAGATGCTCCGGCTCCATCATCGCTTGACCCTCACGGAGACCTTGGTCCATCCCGGCAGGATTCGCGCGGAGAGCAGCGTTCGCCGTCCATCGGTGATCAGATGCAATCCACGGGCCCGCGCCTGCCGGGCTACATCTATGACCCGAGCCGTGTCTGGGACGAATATGGTCATGTCATTTCCTTTCTTTTCCGGGATGCCGCCCCACTTGTCGGCGGGGGCGGCTTGGCCTGGACTGACGCGCCTGGAGAGCCGTCCTAAAACGGCGCGTCGTCCGCGAACTCTTCGAAGTCATTGCCAATCTGCGCTTGCTTGGAGCCGCCGCCGGCAAATGCCCCGGATTTCTGTGTCTCGGCATTCCCACCGCCGCGACTTCCGAGCATCTGCATGCGGTCGGCGACGATTTCCATCGTGTAGCGGTCCTGGCCGTCCTTGTCCTGCCACTTGCGCGTCTGGATGCGGCCTTCGACGTATACCTGGCTGCCCTTCTTCAGGTATTCGCCGGCGATCTCGGCGAGCTTGCCGAAGAAGGCCACGCGGTGCCATTCGGTGCGCTCCTGCTTCTCGCCGTTCTTGTCCTTCCAGGTGTCGGTGGTGGCGAGCCGGATATTCGCCACGGCATCACCATTCGGCAGATTGCGCATTTCCGGCTCGGCCCCGAGGTTGCCGACGAGGATCACTTTGTTGACGCTGGCCATTACACAGCCCCGTGGGCGTTGGCGAAGACCTGCTCAATGGCCTTTTCCTGCCCTTCCGCCAGACTGTGGGCGATGTCGCGGGCCAGGCTGAGCGCATCGTCATGCGGCTCTGATGGCTCGGCCGCTTCCTTGGTCGCATCTGGTGCTGTCTTCCGCGCGCGAATCTTCTCCTTCACGGCGTCGATGCGGGATGCCGGGGCTGCGCGCTCGGTCGTGTCCTCCTGCTCGAACCAGTCGGCGGGGCTGCTCATGCCGTCGCGCAGGCTGGCGTAGATTTTCTTCAGGCCAACGACTTGGGCGGGCTGGATGGAGTCGAGGCGGCGCTGGATACGTTTCTCGATCTGTTCCTTGGTAACGCCGAATGCCTCGAATGCGGTAAGCATCTTCTGCATGGCCTCGGGCGACGTGTCCGCCTTGGTCTTCATGGTGGCCTCGCACTGCGCCACCGCCGCTTCCGTGACGTCGCCAGGGATTACGGCAAGGATGCAGGCCCGCAGCCGGCGCGCACCCTGGTTTGCCACCATCTCGTAGATGTCGCGCGGGTCTTCGAGCTTGTAGCCGCCCTTCTTGGTGTAGCGGATGTGCGGCACCTGGAACGTGACTTCGCGGCGGGTGTTGGTCTCGACGTCCCACGCGAAGGCCTGGACGGTTGACTCGCCGTTGCGCTGGTCCAGCTCGCGGATGCCGAACTGGATGTTGCCCCAGCACTGGGCAATCGCCTCGGCGAGGCGGATGCTCGGGCCGGACACCTCTGACCCGCCGCGGGAGTAGGTGTAGACCGCCGCATCGGCCAGCGTCGGCCTGGAGCAGGCATTCAAAATCCTGTCCATCGCGGCGATGGGGTCGCGCGGGTTCATGCGGGCGATCATCATCGCCGCCTGCACTTCGGCGATGGCGCGCTGTTGGTCGGACTGGGCCACGGCGTTGCCGCCGGTCTGGCGGGCGGCTACCGGGGAGGATTCGAACGGGTTGTTTTTCTCGATGGCGTTCATGTTTTGCTCCTTGCTGGTTGGGTGTGGCTCACTTGAGCAGGAATCGGCGGCTTGCTTCGCCGGTTTTGATGTACTGCTGGTAAAGCTCGGGGTGCGCGGCCTGGAATGCCTTGGTATCGAACCGCTGCGCCGGCTTGGCGGCCTTCCAGGTGGCGATGACCTCGCCGCCGGAGGTGAGGGTGTCGCATTCGCCGAGCGCCTTCATGATGACGGCCTTGGCGGCTTCTTCCTCGCCTTCGAGCTTGGTCATCTGGGCTTTGATGGCGATCAACCTGGAGACCGCATCGAGCACTTCGTCAGTCGCTTCCACCGACCCGCTACGGCTGGACCGGCCAAAGCGGGCCTGCATGTCGGCGTAGCTCACCGGCTCGGGCGGAATGCCACGGTTGACGCGATGCCAGAATTCGGCCTCGCTCTCGATGAGCATCTCCTGCAGTTCCCGGTCCGCCGGCACCTCGTAGATGCGAAAATCGGACCCGCCGATGAGCACCGCCACGTCGGCCACACCGAACCCGGTCACGGCCATGTAGTGCTGCACCTGGAGTAGATACTCCTGCGGAACCTCGTCGGTTCCAGGGTCTCCCCATCCGTTGGATGTGCGCGCCGTCTTGATCTCGACGACCCGGCGATCATCGGTCACGCCGTCGAGGTTAGCGAGCATGAACGAATGATCCTGGTGATAGACGATGTAGTCCGGCACGCGCACCACGCGCCCGGTGCGCTCGGCATACTGCTGCCGGATCACCGGCTCTAGGACGCGCCCCCAGCGCATGGACTCGTTGTCGGGGCGTGGCGCGAGTTCGCCGCGCTTTTCCATATACACCTCGAGCGGGGTCTTCCATTTCGACAGCCCGAGGATGGCCGCCGCATCGCTGCCTCCGATGCCAGACCGCCGCGCCTGCAACCATTGCTCATGTGCGTTCATCATTCTCTCCTTTCGCTTTTCCTGTCCTCTACACCCCTCCGGTTGCCGCACACGATCTGCGCGGCTCCAAAGGCGACGATTGCTGACGCAATCTGGTTGACGATGCGGGCGGCTTGCAGCTCGCCGTGGTCCCGTGCTACTGCAACCAGAATGTGGCCCAGCTTCTGTTTGGCCTGGAATTGTTGGCCAGCAGTCAAAAGACTCAGCACCTCCCCGATGGATTCGGCGTCGGCCCGCTCGGCCACATCTTTCCAGTCTGGGTTGTCGGTGTACTCGCGCGCGAATTTCTCGGCGAGGCTGTCTTCGTATGCGTTTAAATCGATCATGGCGGCTCCTTGGTTGACGGTGAGCCAACTATAGCCGCGCTAAATGCCGTTGTCAATAGCCGCGCTATATATTTTTCGCGTTGGTGCAAAAAAAGCCCGCACTAGGCGGGCTTGGTGCTATCGGGCGAAAGGTTCAGGGTTTCAGCGCTTGGCGCGGCATAGACGCCGCTCTTTGCGGTCTTTGGCCTTGGCGTCGGACACCGTTTGCCATTGCGTATTGTCGGGCCGGTCGGGGCCGCCGGCGCACAGTGGCTGGATGTGGTCCACGACGTAGCCCGGGCATGCGCCGCGCGATTTGCCGGTAGATGGGCATGGGTGTGCCCGCTTGAATTCGGCCTTGGCTGCCGCGCTTCGGGGAGTTTTTGCGTCCGCCGCAATGGGGAAAACCAGCGTTGCGGCCAGTATGGCTGCAAGCAGTGCGCCGGGAACCGTCATTTTGCTGGCTTTGCGCCGGCCGTGAAGGCCCACGCCCCATTCGCCGACGCTGAGTCTGCGCTGACGATTTCCATGATGCCTAGGGACGGATCGGCGTTGTATTCGACGGCCAGGACTTTGACCCGGTGCGCGACAAGCCCCGCCGTTCAGGGCGGGGAAGGATAGCGCGGACGGCGTAGCCGTCCTTGCCTTTCGGTTTCAGTGTGGTGTCTGTTGCTGTTCG